TAAATAGTTCTGTCAAAGGGTTTAAGGCACATAAAAGAAGTCCTACCCAGAAGCCCATACACATCGGACATGTCCAGAAATAGCCACGGGGGCGAATCCTATTAAAAATTTTACCATGACATACTAATTGTGTGAGGCCATGTGCTGCTAAAATAAAATAAACTAATTCCATTATTTCTTCTTTCCTTCGAGCATATAGCTCATCCAATAGGGCGAGTGATTGTAGCCAGGGCGAATGGAACCCTTTTCGGTGGCCTGTGGTACCTCTCCGAGTTCCGTAGAGTCTTCAGAGGTCGGACTGACAAAATAGTCGTCTAGCATTTTTTCATAGTCATCCATATAATCATAATAAGGAGTTTCTTCCTTTAAAAAGTTGTACACTCCATAGAGCGCGTAGTCATATACATTAATCTCGGGGGTGGAACCCTCGCAAATCAAAGCCTCGATGGAGCCATAGACATTGCCTCCCCGGATTGATTCATATTCCACAATACCCTTTCTTTTTAGGAAGTTAAAAAAGCGGTTTTGAACCTCATATACAGAGTCGTTTATCTCGCTCTTTGCAAAAGTTACGATCTTACGCTTCAGAGGCATGATGACAATATCGATTTCTTTGTGATCAAAAATTAAGATATTCCCGTCTAGCGACTTTCTTGCTTGTAACTCTAAATTAAGGCGAGTTTTTTGCTCTACACCTACAGTGACGACGATATCGGCCATTAGTTTTCAATCTCCTTTACGAGATTTTGTAGCTTGAGGACATCATGAATATAGTCTTCATCAATCTCTTTTTGTTTGAGCGAAGAGACAATCTCAAGGACCTGATTCGTGGCCTCCAACATCTGAGCATCTTTCTGCAAGTCAGGAAGCTCTTTGGATCGGAGGATGGCCGATTCTAACCTTGGAATCTCTTCATTTAAGAAAATCTTCAAGTCGATCCCATTATCCGAAAAGGAGTTGATATAGACTTTTAAAAGATCTTTCTGCTCCTGGAGCAGTGAGGTACTGTACTTTTCATTGAAGACCTTCACAAAAGAACGATAAGTGAGGTTGTCAATTGGTTTTATCAGCTCTGGCGATCGTGCTTCTTCTGAAAGCATTTTTTCTATTACCTGGCCCTCAAGAAGGACTCTATCTTTTGCTCGCGTTTTAGGGTGAAAGATCTGGAAGACAGTAGCCAAATCTTTATAATTGGGAACAAAGTTGGTAAAGACGGCAGGGGAAAGCGTCTTATTGATTGTCTCGATAATCGTTCCCTGCTCAGCGAAAAGCTTACGGTGATCGATCGAGGATTTCAAAATGCGAGCCTCATAGACGAGCTTTTCGGCGGTTATACGCTCTACATTGGTCGTATCAAGGACCATTTTATAACTCTCTAAATCGCGGGCCAACAGCGTATTGCCCTTGAAATTCTCTTTGACTAATTTAATAATATATTTTTTCTTGGACTCGTCCTGTTCTAAGATTGTTTTTGTCAACTCTCTGATCAGGACCTCAAAAATAAAAGCGGTATTGCGTTTCTTATTGTGTTTCATCTTCATCTATCTTTATCTCCGATTTTGCTAGTTCATTTACTAGGTTCCTAACTTCTGCCCGAGATTCGAATAACAAACTCTCTTCGTTAGTGTAATTAGTTGACTGATTTTCATAAATGCCACGAGAATAACTTTTTAGATCACTAAAGCCCGGAATAACGTCTTTAGGCTTAGGAATAGCGAGGCCTACATAGGCTTGGGAGCGGCCATTACGGCCATCGCCGCCTCGGCGCGATGTGGCAACATAGGATTTACCCTTAGCTTTGGCAGTACGGGAGTTGGCCGTCGTGCGGCGATTTCTATCATCGCGAGAAGTATCATCTCGTTTGGCTGCGGGGATATCCAACAAGGGCCCTTCTTCTGCTTCCTCTTCTGGTGGTGTCATATCTCCGGGAGTTTCAGTGCCGGTGTCGGCGTCCGAGTCAAATTCGTCGGAGCCTCCTGCCTCTAGGTCGGAAAACTCGTCGCCGCTTGTCATACCAAGGGCAGTCGCCGCTTCTTCGGCTGCAGCTTCGGCAGTGGCGTTCAATTCAGATTCGAACTTCCGATCGTGGAACATTTCTCGTTGATTTCGTACGAATTCTTCTTCCGAAAGGTTGAAAATATTTTGCGAAATCCAGCGGCGAGAGAAAAAGTTTTCTGTAGCACCTGATGCAATCTCAAACCGAGTTTTCCACTCTTCTAAATCTTGTAGCTCCGCTATCTTGGAGGGATTGTTCAGCTTCAGTCGAAAACTCACGAGGTCATCGCCTCGGAACCCTAACGTATAGAGGTGAATAATACCGATCTTTTCAAGTTCTGTGACAACAGCGCGTTGTAAGCGCTGGATTGTTCGGGCGAAACGAACATCTTTTTGGGCCAGTGTTGCTTTATCTTCCGTGACTTCCGAATCACTAGAGAGGTATGCAGGGGGGATTTTCAGAGCGGCAAACATCTTGTCGCGCAAATACTTTACATCGTCGATGTCTCCCGTAAATTGCCCACCAGGCAGCGTCTCGATCTTAGAACTTTCGCCGCCTCGAATGGGAATAAAATAATCCTCCTCAACAGAGAGAGGGTTGTACCTCAAATCGACGCGTCCGGTGTTAGCATCGACCACTTGATTGCGCTTCATGGATGTGATAGTTTTTTGGACGAATTGTTCAACGTCCGTGGGGGCGATATTGCCTACATCAATATAAAATACGCGGCGTTCAGAGGAGCGTACTACGCGATAAGCCATCATGGCATCCTCCATTAGGACGAGTTGGCGCCAAATGCGGCGAGATGCGTCCAAGACGGATGTTCCATAAGGGGCATATTTATCATTACCTAAAATGCGAAAATGGGCCACTTGCCAGTTTTCAAAGGTCATTCCGGCAGAGTTCCATTGATATTGGATATAGTTGGGATTTGTGGGGTCCTCTCCTTCCAGGCGCTCGACTTCTCGCAACGGCAAGGAAACCACCGATTTAATACCCAAGCGGTCGTCAATATCCATATATAACAGAAAGTCGCCAAACTTACACATAGAGCGGCACCATCCAAATAAATTATGTTCTAAATTTAATACATTAGTATACAAAGATTGTAAAACTGCCTTAATTTCTTCGTTGGGACACTCGATATTAAGCATGGGGCTCAAGGCAGAGTGAGTAGTCATCTCATCAGCATAAATATCCATAGCAGACGCAATTTCGGGCATATATTCCATCTGTTCATAGTCAACATATCTTTCGGCCCTGTTTTGTTGGGCCATAATCTTCGAATGCATAACATCGAAGGGGCTGTATTCTGCTTTCTTGAACTGTTGTCCGGAGGCCGACCTAAATTGCGTAGCGTATTTGTCCAGTGCCGTACGTCGGATCTTTCTATTTTGTTGTGTGCGCCAATTAATAATGGGGCCTGAAAAGAGGCGGGTCAGTCTCCGAAATAATTCCGATTGTGGATTATTGGGGTTTTTTGTTCTATCTGCCATTTTTTATCCTTTTATGAGCCAAGAGTATTTGGTGTAATCGTCTTGGGCTTGAAACATTTTTTCATCTATAGCTTTTTTTCTATCATGATTGGTCATTCCGGGGATTGTGGTGCTGATGCGAGTGTCAACTTTCACTATCGATGCTAGACACGCCTTTTTATACTCCACTTCTCTATTGTTCACTGTCAATGCTGTGTCTCTAATCCAACAACCGATGGCCAAAGCCATTGTTAAGTCATCGTTATATCCCCTCATAGCTTGGGGTTTGCCATTATGCCAAATAAAAGTACGCAATTCATTCGAAAAGCGGACCGAATATACTTTAATTAGTTTGTTTCTGATGAATTCTTCTAATTTTGCAACAATAAGTGGTCTAGTTTTCGAAGAAGTGGTGAAACCAGGGACGGCGCCTCCATTTGAACTAGCCTGATAACTATCCACATATTCGTGCGTGCTTTTTATGGAATAGTATAAGTTTGAGTAATCCAAATCAATAAGCTTTTCCAGTACAGATATTCCAATTCCCACATTTTCCACCACCAATAAACAATTACCATACTGCTGGCCGGCTTGCTGGAGCACCATGGCATACATATCCAGACTCGGCTTACCTTGATACTCGGCTACGACTTCCATTGTCTCCAATTTGATAATATGGAATACTGAAAAGTCGGCTCCGTCGCCTCGGGCCACATCTGCTACTAATAAATAGGTGCAGGCCGGATCATAATCTTCCCATATCCACATATTTCGATCGAAGCCGGCGCGATGTTTGGGATCGCATACATTTGCCTCTATCCAAGCGATGTCGTCAGGGTGGATTACACTCTCTCCCGAGGTGTTAAAGTTGCATTGTAGCTCCTGGGCTATTTCCCTGCGAGACATATTACGAGTCTCTTTTTCAAACCACGGCTGATCTCTGTCCGGATGGACATCCCATGGCAAAACAATTGGGTGAAAGTCGTTGGCGCCTTCATCGGCCTCTGCATAGGTCTTGTGAAACCAATTTCCTACGCCATTGGGAGTGCTCAGCGCGATGCATCGACCACCAGTAGAAATAGTAGGATATAGGCCGGCCCATAAATCGTCTAAATTTTCAATATGGGCTGCCTCATCCAGGACTAGCAATGACAATGCTTCTGAGCGGCCGGCATCGCCCGAAGTAGATGCTGCTTTTATCTGTGAGCCGTTCGAAAGCTCGAAAGAGGCCCTGTTATCAATTGAAATTTCTGCCAATACGATCCATTCTGGCAAGTTTTTCATAATTGCTTTTACTTTTTTAACGAGATTGGCTGCGGTGGCAAATTTGGTAGCCATCACTAAGATGTTTTTATCTCGGTAAAATAACATAAGCCACACAATGTAGGCCGCAGCGATAGTTGAGATCCCTAATTGGCGTGCCTTGAGGATTACGTTGAATCGGTAATCGTTAAAGTCATTTAAGAGGTCTGCCTGATATGGATATGTCTTAAAAGGAATAAGGCCCTTGATGGGGTGAGAAATCCGCGCATAATTATTGGTAAAATAAACAGGATCTTTCCCGCATTTCACGATTTCAGCTACAATCTGCTTTTTGGATAATTTATATGACATTTACCACTTATTTAAAAGTGCCTTCTTTGAGGAATTTGTGATATTTTACAGCTATGGGATCAGTTACTGCCTCACCAAGCGTTTCAACGTCTTTCATGCCACCAATCGTAAATAACTTGTGGCACATCACAAAAGTACGAACGCGTGATGTATGCTGAACAAAGCAATGAATTTCTCCATCCGGTGTCAGCGACAAGGCTTTTCCAGTGATTACTTTATATTCTTTCTTCAAGAAGTCGGCAATCCCGTGGACGCGCCGTTCGCACTCTTCCTCAAATCCCCTAGCATATACATCAGAAAGTTTGATGTTGGCTTCGTAGTTTATCAGCAGTTTGTTCGCAATAAATTTAACACGAAAGCCATCGGCGACTCGTGAATCAGTAATGGGACATCCCTCTTCTCGACTAAGGCCGACTTCTTTAGCGTCTCCGGTGACGAATCTCTGATCGTGGGCACCGTCATAGGCATTAGCTGCCGCTTGATTAATGCCTTGAATAATTTCTAATGTTGTAGCCATTTTTTATTTTTCCTTTATTCTTCTTCTGAAAGTCGGTCGCGGCGAAGGCTTCTTGACATGTGTCGACCGACAGGATCACTATTTGGGTTGTTCAGCGTGTCGTCAATCATTTGTTTAATTAGCCTTTCGGGGGTAAGGTCTCCGACTTTATCTAAAAATCTTTGCGCATCAGCGGCATCTTCTCCGCCGGATTCTGCAGCTTCTCTTGCTGGAGCCATAAGCTCTTTAACCCACTTTTGGGCGTGCTGAATCAAGAAGTCTTTGGACAAAAACGCCGGGTCATTGATTGGGCCCCCTTCACTTCTCGCTGCTTCTATCTCTTCTTTAATTATTTTAAGCAACTTGGACTTAGTGATTTTCATTTTTTTCTCCTGGGCGCCAGCCTGTTGACCATCTGTCTTCTCGGGCTTCCACCCATTGTATATAGCATTTATAGCAACAATCAAATTTAGTCATATAAACGTCGTCACGAGAATCAAAAGAATAAACATGGCAGACAGGACAATTTCGATTGGTATCTTTACTAAATAGTTTTTTGGATATTAAAAAACCATCGATTTCAATTTTTTCGTTTTTTTCTTGTTGTTTTTTCTCTTTTTCGTATAACTC